TAGACCCTTCTGCAGAATTTCAACCAGGACAAATTGCAGAGTTAACAGTTATTGGAAATCAAGTTATGGCAACCGTTAGTAATGGAACGGCTCCAATTGGTATTATTGATGATATTAAGACTAGAGCATTTACAAATGTATCTTGGAATGAAGTTGTTATTGTTCCAGCATCAGGAGTAATAGGTCCTGGAGGTCAATTGGTTACTCCTATTGATATTAAGGCTGAATTAAAGAAACCAAATATTCTTGCTAGTAGCTTTAATTCAACAGTTAATGTTGTATTAAATCCTATTAATGGTGTAGTTACATTTTTAGCTGGAACAGTATTGAATTTTGACTTAATTGGTTCTGGTGTACCCAATGCAATTAGAACAATTGTTAATTATACATATCAAGTTCCAAATATTCCTGGTGATGACAGTACTCAAGGTTCAGGAAGAATTACAGTTTGGTTTAATAGAATGTTTGCTCAAACTGATCAGTATGAAACCAATCAACAGTATCCTGTTAGAGCTAATCTATATGTTAGTGAAATAGGCTTCTTAACTACTAGACGCCCAAGTGCTATTCATCCTGCAGTTGCTATGGTTACAGCACCACCTACACCAATGCAGCCCATGATAGAATTTCTCTGGCTGTAAAATTATCAATTAGCTTGATATATAGTGTATAGAGGTTTACATGAGCAAGTTACACTATATGTATAAAATTACAAATTTACTTAATAATAAAATTTATATTGGACAGACTATTAATCCATCAAAAAGATGGTCTGGTCATAAAAATCAAGCTAAATCTGATCGCCCAAAACAAATTATTAGCGTAGCAATGAAAAAATATGGAATTGAAAATTTTATATTTGAGATAATTGCTATATGTACTTCATATGAAGATGCAAATAGTACAGAAGCAATATTAATAAGTCAATACAATTGTATAGCCTCTAATGGATACAATCTATCTCTTGGTGGAGAGACGGCTCCTAAATCAGAAGAATTTAAACAAAAAATGAGAGATTGGCACGCATCGTTATCTGAAGAAGAAAAAGAAAAACGAAGAATGAATTATCATAATTCTATTATTTTACAAATTGCTGATAAGGGTCATCCAGCTAAAAATCGTATAGTAACACAAGAGGAAAAAGAATTACATCGTAAAGCACGATTAGAAAAACCATTAGAATATACTGAAGAATTAAGACACAAAATGTCTGAATCACATATAGGACATATAGATTCTGATGATACTAAAAATAAAAAATCTGAAAGTGCAAAAATAGCTTGGAATAAGCGCTTATCATATGATGATATTAAATGTGCAGCTTCAGGCTGTGATGTATGTGGTAAACATAAATATATGATTGTTCAAGGAATTAGATATTGTAGCAAGCATGGTTTTAGAATGTTACGATATGGTAGACTGAATACAATAAGATAATAGCATCTTTTTATTTAGTATGAGTATGCTATAATTGTGCATAATATATGACAATCGATTTTATTAGAGGCATCCATGACTTTTAAGCACACAAATTTTGCAGATTCTCCAACAATGCGTTCTTTAGAAAAATTAGCTAAAGATAAAGGGTTAATTAAAGAAGAGAGTCCATTAACTAAAATTGCGTCAAGTCCAGCAAAAGCAAATCTTAAACCAACAGATAACTTAATGGAAAATTTGTTAAAGTTATGTAGCGGATTAAGAAGCGCTGGATTTAATAAATATGCAGAAGATTTAGAATCTACATTTATGATGTATAAGCAAGCGGCTTCACAATGTGAGTGTGATACTGATATTGTTGAACAAGCACATCCTAAAGGAAGTCATAAATTAGATGGTGTAGATGGAGATGCTCTTATAGAAACTATAATTGATCAACATATAAAAGATATGCAAATTGTTAATAAGAAACCTACGGGTAAATTAGCTAATAGTAGTAGCATAATTAATGCAGTTAAAATTTCATTAGCTGATGATCCTGAAACAGATCAAGGTGCGGGATTTCAACAAGAAGCTAAAAAATATATTAAAATATGTTGTACAAATCTTATAGAAGGAATTAAAGGAATAATGACAGCATCTGGTGGTCATAATATATTTCCATATGGTATAGAAAGTAAAGATGGTCCAGAAGATAAAAGTTTAAAAAAATGGTTAGATTTTTCAAATACAGATGCACAAAATATAATGGATACTGCCCAACTTGTTGATTTTGAAGATCTTGTAAATAGTGTGAAAAGTGTTAGAAATATTATTACTCCAGATATTCAAAATAATCGTTTTTATACTGGAACATCTTTTATGTCTCGTGTGCAACATGATTTACCAACATTAGAAAGTAAAAGAATATTTACTAGAAGTTTAGGTCTTATTGATTTAGGATTAGCTTATTCTGGTGCAATTAGACAAATATTGATTGGAAAAAATATTCAAAGCGCAAAACAAACATATTCGTTTCTATTAGCATCTGATGTAGTAAGAGAATTAACTAACCATTTAATTAATCCATTAAGTGAATTAGAAGTAAAATTACAGCAATTAGATTATCCAGGAAAAAAAGATAAGCTACCAGAAAATGTTCGTAATGATTTTAATAAACATATCGAAGAAATGGTAAATGCAAGAAATGATGCTAATATGTTAATATCATCAGTTAGACGTGGACAAGGATCACAAATTATTAATCCAAAAACATTAGATGAATCTATTAGTAAAAATAATGCAGAAAGTCCATTAATAGGTGTATTCGTAGGTGCTACTAATTTGAATGATATAATAACTAAAGCAATAGGTGCTACTAATGTATATAGAACATCTATAAATAATTTAGAGCAATGGCTTAAAACAGTAAAATAAGGTAAGCATATGTCTATAAAAACACAAAGATTAATAGCTGAAATTAGGAGACTTGCAAAGCCTACTCCTCCTCCCCCTCCTCCTGCTGCCGCAACTCCTGCTGTATCAACTCCTGATACTGCTACAGTAGCACCTGGCGGACAAACACCACCACCAGCGCCACCACCAGTAGCACCAGCAACTCCAGTTCCAGCAAGTGCTGATAAAAGTACTACATCTTCTAAACCAGCAGTACCAACTACACCAATTACTCCTTCAGCATCTCCAATTATTGTTCAAAAAACAGTTAAAGAAATGCAAGATGCTATTCAGTCTTTTGCAAGCACAGTAACTCATTATCATACAAAGAGATCTCCTCAATCTGGTAAGCTTACACCAATATCAACTAAACCAACTGGTCCAACTGAATCTGATAGTTTTAGTTATTTTAATGATTTTATAACATTAAATTATTTGAATAGTTCTCCTATTCGTGGAAATGAATGGAGTACTGATGAAGGCGCTAATACTGCAGGAGAGAAAAATCCAGTTTATGATGACAAACTAATTCAAATGAGAAATGTTGTTGATAATATTGTTAGAATTGGTAGTAGTAGAAGTGAAAGAGATCCTGATGGACAATGGAATTGGAGAACACAAAATGCATTAAGAGATCTTTATGCTTTTGGAGATGCTTTAATTAGATTATCAGAAGATTTTAGTTCTTTAACTCAAGCAGCAGACATATTCACTAAAAGTGATTTGCAAACTATGCGAGCACAAATACCAACGAATGATCAGTTAAAAACTATGAAGCCTAATGATAAATTAAGTAAAGCTAAAAAATTAACATTGTTAATTGGTAAGCTTACTAAATTTTATTATTATTTTGCTAATACTGTAATAAAACATCCTGCTTATAGAAGATTTACTGATAAAGCAGAAGCTGCAAGATCGCCTTTATATAGACAAGCTCCTTTATCTGGAAAAGATAAAGGAGATACTTCATCATATCAAGATCTTATGAGAAATATTGATTCGTTATATTTACCTAATATGACTATAAAAGCAAGTGATGGTTCAGTTAAAATAATAAATCAATTTCCAATAAAAGCACTTAAAGAACCATATCTTTTAAAAGAGATTATGATTAGATTTGGTGGATATATTAGTAACGAAATAAATAGACAAATGCAAATTGATTTCTTAAATGATATAATGAAACAAATTGATAGAGCGTTATCTTCTGGTAAATATCAAGGTTATCAAGCCCCTCCTCAACCAGATTCTCATCAACGTTTGATTGATCAATTAGTTCAGAGACCAATGGGCGAATTAGATCAAGATACACGAACACCATGGGAAAAACTTCGTGATGATGCGCTTCGTAGAGGGAGGAAGTAATATGTCAATTTTTGATGATAAAAATTTAATTAATAAATTAGTTGAAGCTGGATCAGATTTTAATATAAAATTTGCGGCAGAGCCTGGTGTATTAGCCGTAGATCCTAATGTTAGATTATTTGGATTAGCTCAAGCTCTTGGTATTAATATGCAAAGAAGTCTTGGTGATCCAGATGTTCAAAAAAAGAGTCCTGTTATAACTACTAAAAGTGCTATGCCCGCTGATTTAACAATTGCTAATATGCGTACATTAGGTCATTTTTTACAATGGGCAGCTAGTAATGAAATACAATTTAATGGAACTAGAATAGCTTATACTATGACAGATCCAAATAGACCAACAAGTAATTGGATATTTGATAGTTTAGATTCTGATTTGACTAAAAGAGATGCTAAAGGTCAACCAATAATATTACAAATGTCTGCAGATAAAAATACGCTTGTTAATTATTTAGCTTATTTAAGAGATAGTGTTTTGCCTAGTATTCAAGAACCTGATAAGCTTCCATTTGAGATTACTTTAAAAAATATTATTGGTGAATTAAATAGATCTTTACCATCAACAGAACAACAACAAGTTAGACCAAAGTCTCAAACAGTTTCTGTAGATTTAGATCCAAATACAGTTATTGATGCTTTTCCAGATACAATAATGACACCTGATGTAAATGGTAGAGATAATAGAGGATTAGGTCAAGCTCCATTTTTCCCAGGCTTTAGAAATCGTTTAACTATTGGAAATTTAGAAAATGCAACAGCGTTAAGTCAATGGTTAAATTCTATGCAGATTAAAAAGCCAGGTACAGGTAAAGTAGTTCCTATTTTTAATCCTGAAGACGTTGATAATCAAGATCCTTGTGGAGCAATACGAGTTTTATATAATAGAGCGTTATCTTTAAGTAATGTTGCTAGAAATTATTTAGATAGACAACCAAATTATGATAAAGTTGTTGCGCGCTATCTTGCTGCAATTAAAGAATTTGCTTCTACCTTCCAAGATGCAAAAGGTCCCTGCCAAGTCGTAACTACTCTTGTTGATTCTTCTCCAGTAGCACCAGGAACTGGTACAGGTACAGGTCCATCTACAACAGGTCATCAACCACTATCACCTTCGCAGGTAGCGGCTTTAGGCGAGTTAGTATCTTCTATGCCATTGCACCCTGATTACATTGATTTAAATTTAATCAAGGACTTTGTATCGCGTTATAATTCTTTTGAAAGAAGTGATGCAGGTATGGATGTTGCTGGACAATCATTGCAACGTATTCTATTAATTATGGGTAATATACAAGCTAGAATGACTATTCCTTTTCCTCGTATTAATTTAACTCAAAACTTAAATAGTTTACAGCAAATTGTTAAAGGTGGATACACAGACATAAGAGTATTTCTAAATTTACTAGAGCAGTTAGTAACTACTTGTTCTTCTGTTTTAGATACGTTCCTATCAACGTATTCTTATGGATTATCTCCAGAGCAAAAATCTAGAATTACACAGCAAACTCAACAATATACTAGAGATAATATGGCAAGTATTTCTAGGTGGGTATCAGCAGCTCAACAAGTTATGAGCCAAAGATAAAGGAATCATTATGAATCCTACTGGTAGCGAAATTAGTTTATATGTTGATGCTATGATTGTGGAAGCAATCATAGCAGATCCTACTATTATTGTTAAGCAAGCTGATATGGGTGGTTCTGTTTTAACTTTAATGAATAAAATTAAAGATTACTTTGCAACAAAATTTCCAGATACAAGTACAAGCAAAGTAGATGATGTTTTACAGTTTATAACTCCTGGGGCTATATTTACGTTGTTAAGATATTTAACTTCTCCATGGATTGCTGCTATTGTAGCTTTAGCTCAACAAGTATTTAATATTAATGTTGTTGGAATTATAAAATCTATTTATGAGAATGTAAAATCTCTTATTTCTGATGGCAAATTAGTTTCATCTCAACAGATTGATTCTGCAGTAAGTTCTGCTATAGATTCTAATCATTCAACTGTAGATGAAGAAAATGCTGTTAAGCAATTGCAGAATATGAAAAAAGCAAGTTATGATGTAAAACAGCAATTACATAATGTTAGACTTATT